ATTTTTAATTATATTATTTTTAATTTATATTTTAAATATCAAATTTTAATATATTTTAACAAAAGTATCATAAAGTTTTTATAAATTTTATCAATTTGTTTACTTATTAATTATAGTTATAAAAATAAAAAATACATAACATAATGAAGAATATATAACATAATGAAAAAACATAACATAATAAAAAATTACATAATAAAGATAATAAAAATAAATAAAAATATAGATTAGCAAATAGATTAGTACAATTAAAAACCTATATAAACTTATAAACTTATAATTAAATATTATAATGGAAAAAAAAAGAGAAAACATTGAAAAAGAAAATATTGAAAAATTTAAAATAAAAAGATTAATAAAATCACTATCTAATTATAAAGGAAATGGTACTTCTATGATTAGTTTAATTTTACCACCAGGTACCCAAATAGGACAAATAAACAAAATGTTAACTATTGAATATGGAACTGCATCTAATATTAAAAGTAGAGTTAATAGACAATCCGTTTTAACTGCAATAACATCTACACAAGTTAAACTTAAAACATATAATAAAATTCCAAATAATGGTTTAATTATTTATTGTGGAGAAGCAAATATAAATGGTAAAATAAGAAAACTTAATATAGATTTTGAACCATTTAAACCTATTAGAAAAAAAACATATATTTGTGATAATCATTTTCATACTGAAAATTTGAATGAGTTATTAGAAGATTCTGAAACATTTGGTTTTATAATTATAGATGGAAATGGTGTAAATTTTTATAAATTAACTGGAAGTAATTCAATTAAAATAGGCAAATTTGATATAAATTTAACAAGTAAAACAAGACGAGGTGGTCAAAGTGCATTAAGATTTTCTAGAAATAGAGATATTCAAAAAAATAATTTTATTAGACAATCATGTGAAATGGCTACAAAATATTTTATAGGAAATTCAAATTTACCTATAGTTAAGGGCATTATAATAGCTGGTTCAGCCGATTTCAAAAATAAATTAGCAAAATCACAATTACTAGATCAAAGATTAACTAAAATTATTCTTAATATTATTGATGTTTCTTATGGTGGCGATAATGGTTTTAAACAGGCAATTGAAATGTCTAAAGATTTTTTAGGCAATTTGAAACTTATGGAAGAAAAAAAAATTATATCAGAATTTTTCAATGAGATTTCAATTAATAGTGGTAAATATTGTATAGGGATAAAAGAAGTTATTGATTGTCTAAACGATGGAGCTATCGAAAAATTGATAATATATGAAGATTTACAAATACAACAAATTATTACAAATGAAGGTGATATAAAATATTTAAATAAAGAAAAACTGGAAAATAATATAGATAATACAAATAATATAAAAGAAATTACTCCTTATATAGATTATATATCTGAACATTATAAAGATTATGGATGTGAATTACATATTATATCTAATAAAACATCTTCTGGTAATCAGATTATAAATGGATTTGGTGGATTATGTGGTATATTACGATGGAAAAGAACAGTTATTAATCAAGATTCCGATTCAAATATAGATGATACAGATGATGAATTTAATGAAGATAATTTTATCTAAATATAAAAAATATAAAAATAAAAATATTACAATTTATTTAACTTTTAATTTTTATTTTTTTATTTATAGTCATTTAAACTTTTTACAAATACCAAAAGTTTTCCTATGATATTTAGTTATTCCATATTTTTTAATAGCTTCCATATGTTTTTTTGTTCCATAACACATATTATTTTCCCAATCATATTTTTTAAAATCTGGATTAAGCTTACATAAATTTTTTACATATTCATCATGATATTCTTTAGCTAAAATAGATGCGGCTGCTATAGAATAATATATATTATCACCACCTTTAACAAGCATATGTGGAATAATATCATCATTTTCATCAAAATATATTTTAAATCGGTTTCCATCTACGAGTAAAAAATCCGGTTTAATATTTAATCCATTTACCGCGTCATGCATCGTGTCTAATGTAGCATTTAAAATATTTTTATTATCAATTACATTTGGCTCAGCATATGCCACACTATAAGATAAAGCATTTTCCTCTATATAAATTCTTAATTCCGCTCTTTTTTTTCTAGATAATTTTTTACTATCTTTAATTTCCTTATATTTATCATCCGGAAATTCTCTCGGTAATATAACAGCAGCAGAATATACCCTACCACTTAAACATCCGCGACCAGCCTCATCAATTCCAGCTTCTTTAATATCTATGTTATCGTCAAAAAATAATTTAAGCATCTTTTTTAAAACCAAAAAATAAATAAGTTATATTTTCAAATTTTTTTATAATTAAGATTATTATTATACATTTTCATATTTTTCATTTTCCTGTTTCATTTTCATTTTCCTGTTTCATTTTCATTTTTTCACATATATTTAAACGTTCAAATAAATATTCAATTAATTTGGTTTGGTATTCTATCTTATTTTTCATAAATAATATTGCTTGTTTATTGGTATTTTTTAAATTATATAGTTTATTTTTAATAAATTTTAAATAAAATCTTTGCAATTTTAAAATAGATTTTAAAATTGGATCTTGTTCAATATATATTTCTTCATTGCCAAGAAAACTACTATATACTATATATTTTTTTTCGCCATATATAATTTCGGTACCAGAAACCTGGCTATATTTTTGTGTAATATAATCTACAAGTTCCGTATCGGTATCTCTAGGAATGCGTAAAAATGAACATGACATAGTTTTATTTGTTAATAATCAATAATTGAAATTATATCAAATTTATTTTGCCAAGTATTTAAATTTATTTTACCAAGTATTTAAATTTATATTATATTAATAATATAATAAATATATGTCTAAAATGGCAAGTGCATTAATTAATTCAGTTTCAAATCTATGGTATAACGAACAAAATGCAGATATTTTAACACAAAATAAAGAGATTCTTAAAATAGGTAATATACTTAATAGTTTATTTATTGACAGAAAAGATATAGAAATACCCAAGTTAGTCGTAGTGGGAAGCCAGTCTTCTGGTAAAAGTTCAGTTCTTAATTCTATTTTGGGAATGGATATTTTACCGACAGGTTCCAATATGGTAACACGTTCGCCATTACAATTAGAATTAATTCAATCTGGTACAACACATCATGCAATTTTTGGAAATTATATTGACGGATATTGGAATGAAGACTTAAATATTAAAATTTCTTATCCAAATATTACAATAGAACAGAAATTAAATATTTCAAATAAAATAGAATTAATTACACGTGCTAATGCTGGAGATAAAATGAATATTACTTTTAAACCTATTTATTTAAGAATAATGAGTCCAAATGTTCCGAATTTAAACCTTGTAGATTTACCAGGTTTAACTATGGTAGCTTGTACGGATAAAGGGCAGCCTAAAAATATAAAAGAACAAATACGAAAAATGATAGGTGAATATATTCAACCAAAAAAAACAATAATTTTAGCTGTTATGCCAGCAAGAACCGATATTGAAGCAGATATGGCTCTCGATTTAATTAAAGATTATGATCCATATGGGGATAGAACAATTGGAATTTTAACCAAATTAGATTTAATGAATGAAGGTACAAATATTTCAAAATTGTTAGAAAATAATATATCAGTAGATTTGCAATTGAAATATGGATATTTTGGGATACGTAATAGAACAAAAAAAGAGTCTATTGAAAAAAATGTTCAAGAAGGATTAATAATTGAAAACGAATATTTTACAAATCACCATATATATTCTAATGCAAAATATAAATCAAATTTAGGAATTATTAGTTTATGTTCCAATTTAAGCCAAATATTAATAGAAAAAATTAAATGTTGTTTGCCAAAAATTTTAAATGAAATTAATCAAACCATTCGAGAAAATAATTTAAAATTAGATAAATTAGGTTCTCCATTGCCTAAAGATGAAAAAGCTAAATCGTCATTTATTCATCATTTATTATCAAAATTTTGTAGAAAATTTGTATCGGTTTTAGAAGATAGAGGAAATATTATTAATACAGGTAGAAATATTAAAGACATATTTATTGAATATCGTAAAGAAATTAGTTTAATTAATCCTTTTAATTTAGAAAATTGTTCTGATAAATATATTGAAAAATCTATTAAAAATTGCGAAGGTAATCATATGTCTTTTCCATCACCGCCTATTGAAGTTTTAGAACAAATTATACAAGATATACATAAACGACCTTTAAAAATGATATTAGAACCATCTACTATTTGTACAAATAAAATTATGAGTGAATTAGTTAGTTTAACAAGTATTATAATTGATAATATAGGAATTATACGATTTCCGAATTTTGCTAAAATAATTAAAACTGAAATTATAAACAATATATTATTAAATAATTTTAATAATTGTCTTCAAAAAATTAATGAAAATATTGATATGCAGGAAAATTATTTATGGACAGATAATGAACAATTTTTAAATACATTAAATAATGTTGATTCCGATATCCAAATAAATTTAATGCGAAAACTTTTACATAATTATTATATTACTGTTATTAATATTTTAAAAGATGTTGTTCCTAAATGTATAATGTATTTTCTTGTTAAAAAAACTGAAAATAGTTTGTCATCTAGATTATATAATATTGTAAAATTAGAAAATATTGATAATTTAGTTATGGAATATGATGAAATACACATTGAAAGAATTAATTTAGAAAAAAATAATAAAGAATTAAATAATGCTAAAATCATGATCGAATCTATTATATAAACTATTTTCACTATATAAATAATATTATTGTTTAATATTATTGTTTAATATTATAATTAAAAAAAATTTGAAATTGTATTAAATAAATTTAATAATAAATAAATACTCAATTCTAATCGATTCTACTCAATTATGGATACTGTTATTAAATCAAACTATAAAAGAATCTGCAAAGCATGTGATAAAGTAATTAATAGAGGCGATGAAGTTACAAGATGTTGGAATAATGATGGAATGTTCCTAAGAACTATTGTACGACCCGAGGGATTTTACACAAGACAAACTGGCAATTACATAGTACATAAAAAATGTTTTATATATGGAATATGGACCGATTATAGTGCAGAATGTCACAGTAATGAAAGAAATGAGGAAGATGATGAATGGTACTAAAATGCGAAGCTTTAGTGTAATTAATAAAATTTGATTAAATCTATTTTTTTTTATTAAAGCACAAAAACATAAAGCACAAAAGCATAAAAACTAAAAATAAATTATAGTATTAAAATAACCAACTATTTACAATGAATAATGTAAGTTACATAAAACCAGAGCACAATATGCCTATATTTAGAGTAAAATATATAAAACAATCCGAAGATTATTATGGTAAGATGTATATTTTCGAAATTCAACATAAACTTGTTGGTAAGTGGGGGAATTCGCATACCAATAATCCTAATATTAGTCTTTTTCATTATGGATTAAATGGGTGTTCTTTTGACCCAAAAACATCAAATTATGGAGATTTATTCTGGGCATATAAAACACGTACTCTTATTGATTTAGTATTTAATGAAAAATTTGAAATTTTACTTGATTATTATAAAGAAAAAAATACTTTTTTAAAAAATGTATATAATGATTATATTATTCAACAAACTATTAATACTCGAACTTCTCGAAAAAGAGTTCTAAACTATTGTATTGCAAGAAGAGAAAAACTTAAATATTACAATATAAAAAAAGTTTTTACATTTGATGAATTATTAGATTATGCAAGAAACCATTATGAACCAGATGGGCGATTTGAAAGAATTTATGAGGATTTTAGAATATTATATAATGAAAAATTAAGTCCATTTATAAGAACCTATGCAAGAGTAATTATGAATTCTGAAAAAATCAAAAGAACAAAAGATATAGAACCAGAAAAATTACAATTATTAAACTTTTTTCAAAAATACTGTGGTCTTAAAAAACAAATTGGAGGATATATGTTAAATTTTTGTTCTATCGATTATTGATTATTAATTATTGATTATCAAGTTATTTTTATAGTTTTATATTAATTAGTTTTATATTTTAATAATTTTAATAGTTTTAATATTTTATTAATATAAATTTGATTTATTTTATTTTTGTAAATATAAATTTAAAAAATTATGGATCGAAAACAGCAAAATCTATATTCTCGACAAATAGGCGCTATAGGAAAAGATGCTATGAAAAATATATCCAATTTGAGTGTATTTATAATAGGTTTAGATACAATAGGTATTGAAATATCGAAATGCTTATGCTTATTGGGTATTAAAAAATTATATATTAATGATTCTAGAAAATTATCAAAAAATCATACATTGCGAAATTATGCAGTTGGAAATGAATATGTAAATAAGAGTCAAATAGATGATAATTCATTACACTATTTAAAAAAATTAAATAGTTATGTTGATGTAGAAGTTTCGAAAATAAAAATATCTGTAATTAAATCCGTAGATATACTTATTCAAACTAAATTTACTAAAATACTTTCTTTTACACCAATACAAATAAATAATTTGTGTAGAAAAAATAATGTAAAATATATTTTTAGTTCTATTATTGGCTTAACTGGATATATTTTTAATGATTTTGGTGAAAGTCATACTATAAATGATATTGATGGTGAAAAACATAAAACATGCTATATTAAATCTATGATTTACAAAGAACATAAAACAATAATAGAACTTGATAATAATGGGAATAGTGAAAAATTTAATATAGGAGATAAATTCTTATTTTTAAATTCTAAAAATAAAAATATATATAAAATAATTAATATAACAAAAAATATTATAACATTAGATGAAAAAATAGAAATTATGACTAACGAAAATAATTTGTATATTCGCCAAGTTAAAGACAAAATTAAAATAAAACATTTAAGTTTAAATCAAATTTGCAACAAAACTACTGTTAATCCAGATATAAGTATAAATAATCATACTATCAATGATAATATTAAAATTTTAAATGATATGCATAAATTATGCTTAAATCCATCTATATTAGGAAACGAATGTACTAATTTTGAATATATACTTAATACCAAATATGAATTTCCTATAATTGGTTCAATGATAGGTGGTATAGTATCTACTGAAATTATTAAAATTGGAGGTAAATATAAACCTATTTCTCAAGAATGTGTTATTGATTATTCGGAATTATATAATAGAAAATTATTGTATAAATCTCAACGAAATTATAAATTTAGAGATATAAACAATCTTTTAACAAAAAAAACTATAAAATATTTGGAATCTATAAATATATTTATAGCAGGATGTGGCGCATTAGGATGTGAATATTTAAAATTATTGGCCATGTTAAATATATCTCAAAAAAAAGGACTTGTTACTGTTACAGATATGGATCATATTGAATTATCAAATTTAAATAGACAATTTTTGTTTAATAATAATGATATTGGACAATCTAAATCGAAAACAGCATGTCAAAAAATAAAATATATTAATTCAAAAATGAAAACTAAAGCATTAACATATAAATTAGAAAAAGATACTGAAAATATATTTAATAGAAATTTTTGGGAAACTCAGGACATTGTTATTAATGCATTAGATAATGTTCAAGCAAGACAATATGTAGATAGTAAATGTGTCTTATATAAAAAACCTTTATTTGAATCTGGAACATTAGGAACAAAGTGTAATGGTCAAGTAATTATTCCTTTTTTAACAAAATCATATTCAGAAACCAGAGACCCTGTAGAAAATGCTATTCCAGTATGTACAATAAAAAATTTTCCATTTAAAATAGAACATTGTATTGAATGGTCATTGGAAATATTTAATAGTTATTTTCACGATTTTATTAAGGATCTTTTTGAATTAAATAAAGGAATTGACCAATTTAAAAATTATATAAAATCGATTGATAATGAAAATATTTTATATGAAAAACTTCAAATAATGGTTTTATTTAAAGAATGTCTCGAAAATCCTACAATCGATAATATTTATAAATTTTCTATTAAAATTTTTGAAAAACATTTTATAAATAATATTAAACAAATATTATTTTCATTTCCACATGAACATTTAGACGCTGATGGAAATCCATTTTGGAAAGGTAATAAATTACCTCCAAAATTAATTAATTTTAATGATAATACATACTTTACTAAATTTTTAAATATATTTAGTAAAATTCTTTGTAGATGTTTGGGTATAGATTTTAGTATAAAAGAATTTAAAAATATAAATTTTAGTAAATATATTTCTAGTAAATATATTCCTAGTAAATATATTCCAGATAAAAATTATAAATTTAAAGTAAAGGAAACTGACACTATAAAACAGGGTTATAATATAAAATTAAGTCAAAAAATAGAAGAATTATTTGAAAAACTCAATTTAAAATTATATCCTAAATTTACATTTAATATAGAAGAATTCGAAAAAGACCAAGATTCAAATAATCATATAGAATTTATTAATATTATTTCAAATATAAGAGCTATTATTTATAATATTGAGCCCATTGAATTTTTAAAATGTAAATTAATTGCTGGTAAAATCGTTCCAGCATTATCTACCACAACTACATTAATTACATCTATTATGGTTATGGAAATGATAAAATATGTAACAAACACGGTTGAGCCATCTATTAAAATAAAATATAATGATATATTTATTAATTCTGGAATAAATTTTTATATACAATCTGACCCTCAAAAAAGTAAAAAATTTATATCAGGGCAGTATTCTGATTTATATGGTTCAAAAATAAAGGCTATACCAGAATCTTTTTCAATTTGGGATACAATTCGAATAATTGGAAAAAAGGGCATATTTTCAATTAATGATCTAATTGAAAATTTAAAAGATGAATATTCTATTGAAATTGATATGTTAAATATTAATGACTCCATTTTATATTCAAAATATGATACTAATATAAATTATAAGTTTATTGATTTATATACAAAATTTAATATTAGTAAAAATGAATATTTAATTTTGGATATTACATCATTTACAAATGAAAATATACCTATAATTTCTCCTAAATTGGTTTATACGTTATATATTTAATCTAAATTAATATTATGTTGATAATAAATTTAATTTTAATAATAATAATTTGTATTTCTATATGGTTATTATATAAATTTTATTTTATTAAAAATGAATTAACCAAACAATTAAAACCTAAAAAATATGTTGAAAAAATAAAACCTATATTAAAAAAAATGGTATTTGCAAAACCAACAATGTTTAATTATAAAAATATTTATTTTAAAATTAAAGTTGGAAATCAAATACAAAAAATAGAAATTGAATTATATGATGATAAATTGCCTCTAACATGTAAAAATTTTAGAGAATTATGTACAAGAGGTGTTAAAAATAAAACATATAAAAATTGTATATTTCATCGAGTGATTAAAAATTTTATGATTCAAGGCGGTGATATAGAAAATAGAGATGGCACAGGTTCTATATCATTATATGGAGATAAATTTGAAGATGAAGGGTTTCACTATTCGCATAATAAAAAAGGATTATTATCTATGGCTAATTCGGGACCAAATACAAATGGGAGTCAATTTTTTATTACGATGGCTCCTTGTACTCATTTAGATAATAAACATGTAATTTTTGGAAATGTTGTCAATGGTATAGATGTTCTTGACAAAATTGAAAATTTAACTACCGATAATAATGATAAACCATATCAACCTGTTGAAATTATAGAATGTGGAGAAATATTAAATTAAAATTAAATTAATTTAATTAATTATTAAATATTTACTTAAAACAACATTTAATAATTATATTAATATGCTTAAAAATAAAAATAAAAAAACAAAACAAATTGGCGGGAAAGGAACTTCTCGTATAATAATTAAACGAAAAAGAAATAAACTTACAATAAATAAAAATAACTATAGATTTAAACAAAAAATAGATAGTATTAACAAAAAAATATTAGCACTTGATATAAATAATTATTTAAAATTAAGAGAATTTTTGGATGGGTTGATAACAGGTTTTTTAAAAGATATTAAACGAACAGATATTAATAAAAAAAATGGACTTAAATATTCAACATTGAATTTAGAAGGCAATGCATTTATCTATAAAAATTTTTTTTATCCTGTAAATGAACAAAAAATCTTATTGAAAAGTGATTGTTTTAAATTTGCTGAAGAAAATTTTAAAATTAATGGTAAAAATACTTTTATAAATTTTTTGGATGGAATCGATAATATTTTAGTAAAAAAGGAATATAATATTGATCTTAATAATGAAAAATATAACCAAAATGAATTTAAAAGAGCTCTAAGTTATTTTAAAATATCTGATAAAAATAAAATTCATTTTAAAGATATAAGAGAACAATATGAACTAAAAATACATTTAGAAAACTTAACAGATAAAGAAAAACAAAAAATAAATACATATTATTTAATTTTAAGAAATCAATATGATGAATATTTAAAGTCATTATAAATATTATATTTATATAACATGAATTATAGTTTTCCATCGTTAAATGTTAAAGTAATTGATGAAATAAATGAATTATATAACCAAATAAATAATTATAATGATAAATATCAAAAAAATAATGATATTCAAATATGTAAAATTAATAATCTATCTGATAATATGGTAAAAATAAATAAAAAAGTTGATACTATTCACGCATTATTCAATGAATATAATAAAAAAAATTATAAAAATATAAATGAAATAACATATATTAATAAAAATAATAATAATAAAAATAATAAAAATAAAAATAAAAATAAAAATAAAAATAAAAAAAATAAAATAGATAATGAGATTTTAAATTTACTTGTTAATATTAAAATTGAATATGCGAATGTTATTAAGGAAAAAAAAGATTTAAATTTAAGATTATTTTTAATGGAAAATAAGTTACAAAAATTAGAAAATATAATTACAAGTAAAAATGGTACTCATGAATAAAATAAGACAATTTGTTACTAATATTAAATATATATAAATATATATATAAATATATATATGTATTTTAAAATAGACTTATCAATTTGTTCTGCCGGTTTAAGTCATCAGAAAAGTAATTTTTCCTCTATAATACGGTATTGTTATCATAATAATTTGAAATTAATTAAACCAATTTTTACATTAACAGGAAAACATAACAATAATAAAATACTGAAAACAGATTTATCAAAATATTATGATTTAGATAGAATCACAATTAATGATAAACAATTTAAACTATATAATTATGATATTAATAATGATAAATATACTATTAAACATAAAGCAACAAATGGTTTAGTTAGACTTGACCCTAAATTTTCAAACTTGTCTGGTAATGTAAATATTCCTTATAAAAAAGATATAATTGATATAGCAAAAATATATCTTCAAAATTAGGAGATTATATGTGTATTCATGTTAGAAGGGGCGATAGAATAACAAATAGGCAAATTAATATTGATACGCAACCAAATAATATTATAAAAGTGATTTATAAATATAAACCAACAAAAGTTTATATAATGACTAATAAATTAAATGAATTAAAATTTTTATCAAATATTAAAAATATATATTTCTATACAAATTTTAATTTTTTAAAAAAAATTAATGATAATTATTATCTATTTTGTATAGAAAACATTATTATGAAATTTGCTAAAATTCGTTGTTCAACATTTAACGTCAAACTAAATAGTAAAAATAATAATTATTATCATTGTTATTTAACAAATTATCCAGGTTGGCAATAAAAGAACTGAATTTTAACAAATATAAGATAGGACCAATTTTATTATAACTTAATTCATACAGTAAAACAATAATAACTATCAACTGGAAAATACATTTATAAACTCTATTAATTATTTTTTATTTTCTAAATTCTTTATTTTTTTTTTAAACATATTTAATTCCATTTCTATTTGTTTTACATATTTTTTCAATTTAGAGTTTTGGTGTTTATTTTCAGCTATGATTACAAAAATAGATTTAAATAATTTTTCAGAATCATTGTCTTTATTAAATTCTTGTTTTAGATTTATAAGTTTTTCCAACATTTTATCAGTATTATTATAGTTCATTACCTTATAATATAATTATTTATTATTCATTCAAATTTATAATTATATTCTATTAATATAATTATATTCTATCAAGATAATTATCTTAATATATTATATATGAGTGATTTACAATACATAATGAATCCTGTTAGTAATAAAAAAGTTTCTATTTATAGCAAACAAGGTAAAAATATATTAAATAAATATTTATCTATGATAGGTGGTCACGAAGGACCATGTGCGTTGAATGGTAAAACAAATAGATGTAAAAAATCTAAGATAGGTGATAATAATTGTAAATTAGAAAAAGGTAAATGTGTAAAAGCTAAATCTACTAAAGCTAAACCTGTAAAAGCTAAACCTACTAAAGCTAAACCTATTAAAGCTAAACCCGTAAAAGCTAAACCTACTAAAGCTAAACCTGCTAAAGCTAAACCTACTAAAGCTAAACCTACTAAAGCTAAACCTGCTAAAGCTAAACCTGTAAAAGTAGCTAAACCTATTAAAACAACTACAACTAAAACATATGGTAAAACCAAAAGACTAAGTGCTCGTGCATATTATGATAGACATGGAAAGGATGGTGTATTAGGCGATAGATGTGATGTAAGAAAAAATGCTGAATATAAATGTTTATTAAAAAGAGTAAACGGATCACCATATTGGGCAAAAAAAAGTAAAACAGGAAAAGGACAAGAGGATTGCGGAAATTGGCGTTCCAAATGTAAAGAAAATGAATTTCAATAATTATCTATAATTATCTATATAATTTAAAATAAAATATATCTATTTTAAATTATTTTATCTATTTTTATCTATTTTTATCTATTTTTATCTATTTTAAATTATTGCAAGCTTGTAGTGACTAATCTTGGAGCAACAGACATAGATTCTAATTCTTGAATAAATAGTTTCATTGCATACGGAATTCTTACTTCTGAAAATTTTGAATAATTATCACAATTTTTACATATAAATATATTTTTTTCTTCATTAACTGCTGAAATTAGACCACACTCTTTACATGTGTACATTCTATAATTATCAGATCTATCTTGTAAGGTTTCTTTTAAAAATTGTGATGCGCCATGTGCTAATATACAATCACGTTCCATTTCGCCAAACCTTAAACCTCCATCTCTTGAACGCCCTTCTGATGGCTGTCTTGTTAATATTACATTAGGTCCCGTTCCCCTTGAATGAATTTTATCATCAACCATATGTTTTAATCTTTGATAATATGTAGGTCCCATGAAAATATTTACTTTCAATTGTTTTCCAGTTCTACCATTATATAATATTTCTTCTCCATGCTTATGAAATCCTTCCATTTCTAATACTTCACCCAGTTTTGAAAATTTTTTCTTCGCAAATCCAGTAGCATCTCCAAATTTCCCAACAATACAAGACGCCTTTGCAGTAATACATTCAACAATTTGACCCATAGTCATTCTACTAGGAACCGCATGTGGATTCATAATAATATCAGGAACAATTCCATCTTTTGAAAATGGCATATCTTCCTGTCTATATATTATTCCAACGGTACCCTTTTGACCATGTCTGCTTGAATGTTTATCTCCAATTGTAGGTCTTCTGTTGGATCTAACTCTTATTTTTACAAAACGATACCCATCACCATTTCTCGACACCATAACTTTATCAATAAACCCGGATTCATTTGACCTCAATGTTGTACTACAACATCTAAAATATCCTTTAGTTAAACCCTTTTTCTTTACGGGTAATACTTTTCCTACTATTATATCATTTCCATTAATTTTCATATTTTCAATGGCAAATCCATTTTTATCTAATTTATTATAATTGTTACCTTTCATTCCCAATGTTACATCAGGTGTTGGTTTTGTAAATTTTTCTTGAACTTGTGTTCCTGAATCTTGTGATTTTTTTTCTTCATCCCTATATGTTCTATAAAATATTGAATGAAATAGTCCTCTATCAATTGCGCTTTTATTCATAATTACAGAATCTTCCTGATTATATCCAGAATATGATGCAATTGCTACAATACAATTTATTCCACAGGGTAAATTATGACTTGGTAAATATTTAATCATTTTACTATTTACAATTGGCAATTGTGGATAAGATAGGATATGTGCTAATGTATCCATTCTATATCTAAAATTTGTAGCATAAATACCCATGGCTTGTTTACCCATAGCTGACTGATATGTATTTCTCGGAGATTGATTATGATCCGAAAAGGGTATAATGGATGCTAATACACCCGTTTGCAATGATGGATGAATTTCACAATGTGTATATTTGTATTTTATTACTTTATTTTTTAAATTTTTTAGTTTATCATTTGAAATACAAATCATACATGTATCTTCTTCCTGTACATCTAAATATTCAATAACACCTTCTTCTAATTTATTACCATGTACAGGTTCTGTCAGATGATCTACATTATTTAAACTTCCTACTAATAAATTATTCCAATTAATAATTCCCTTTTCTAATTTATTAATTAAAATTTTATCAATTCTAAACTTGTTATCATTTAAAATATATAATGGTCTTGAGCATCTACCAGCATCTGTATATATTTCGATAACATTTTCATTTATTTTCCAAACAATTGAATTATAAATATTTATAATTCCCTGTCTTCTTAAATTTTTCAATTTATGAGTTATTTCAAGAGGATATTTAGTAGTATAATGCCAATCGCCATTGATGAAAATTTTAGTCTTTGAAATTATGTCTTCGATATCAAGATTTTCTATTTTCTCAGTTTTCATATTTTCCAATATGTCATATATTGGCTTTGAATCACTATATATAGTTATATGTACTGACAATGCCATATTTTTTACAACACCAACTGAACCACCTTCCGGCGTTTCAGCTGGACAAATTCTCATAAATTGTGTTGAATGCAATTTTCTTGGAGCAACAAGTTTTGATGTTTTTTCCATGGGAGTATTAATACGTCTTAAATGTGATAAAGTAGAATTATATGTAAGCCTACTTAATACTTGTGCGATACCCTGTTTATTTAACATTGATTTTAATCCCCAATTTCCCGTTGCTAAAGCATATTTTAGTCCTGTGGAAATTGTACTTGATTTTATAATTTTATAAATATTTGCTTTATTAATTATATTTTTAAAATCATTAGTAGCTTTCCACGAACCATTTGAGAATTCTTTGTTAATTTGCGTTTTCATATCTTTAATTAATTTTGTATAATATTGTCTAAAAAGATTACACATCAAAATACCAGCAGTATCCACCCTTTTATTACTATAAGAATCTCTGTCATCAAAATTCCTATTTTTTAAATATACATCTAATAATCTTTTTACCATTATTCCCAAAAATAACGCCTTTTTTTTATGAGATGTTCCTACATGTGGAAGGAAATCATTTTTAAATATGTCATTCAAATAAAGCATACGTCTTTTTTGCTCACACTGATCTCTATTATAACCCATCATATTTACATAACGTGACATGTATTCTTTTGCGTCTTTTGAATTTATTATTAAAGAAGATTCTTCCAATGAACCTCTTAATAATTGAGTGTATTTTTGTTTATCTTTATTAGATACATTTATTAAAATTATATCTACAATACTTTTATCAGATATTACTCCTAAAACTCGAAATATAACAAATAAGGGAATATCAGTTTTAACATGTGGTAATGAAACTTTAATTGTTTTTCCATTCACTGTTTCTTTAGTTGTAAGTTTAATTTGAATGTTTTTCGGAGTAAGAACTTTTTTATCAGGAATTGATTTTATCTCACATACATGTGAATATTTGGTTTGCTGTCTAGTGTTTTTAAATACATATATTTTATTTTCAGCAACTCTCTCTTGACTTACTATAACCTTTTCACTGCCATTTATAATAAAATATCCTCCTTCGTCATATTCACATTCCTCATAATCGATACTTTTATTATTCGATTTCTCACTTAAAACACATGCCTTGGAATTTAACATTATTGGCAATTTACCCAAATTAATTGTTTTTAAAGTTGTTTTTTCAGATTCTATAACATTTGTAAAACCCTCTCCTGTTCTAACTATCGTTTTAAATGTTATATTAATATACAAATTTGATGCATATGTAAAATTTCTTAATCTTGCTTCATTTGGATACATTTTTTTTTGCCTACCATTATTTTCATGAATAATTGGTGGTCCAAGAGTATGGGAGTGCATTTCAATTTCAATTTTATATCTATGATTATTTACAGGAATTTTTTTTATTAGAATATTATTTTTAATAAAATCATTTATTTGATTAAATCGTTCCTCTTTTTCATTTATATTTTTGGTTAATTGCTCGCTTAAATCTATTACTTCACTTTTTTTTGGATATATATTTGTTATTATATCATCTACAATATTAATTAAATTTTCTTCATCATAAAATTCTTGCCATTCATCTAAATTAGCGTATAATGACATAATTTTGTTATTATCTATTTTAGAATTTGGTGATAATTTAAAAAACATTTGATCTGCAATATAATTATAATTAAGAATAATTGGGTTAAATTGTGATATAATATTCGGTAACCCTTTATCTAAAAATTCATTAAATGAGCTAATTTGGTGATGAACAAGATAAAATTTTTTTGTTAATAATGTTTTTACTAATTTCCATGTATCTTCTTCCCAATCAAAAGTATTAGAATTTGAATTTTCCATTTATTTCTTAATTTTTATTAATTTTTTTAAATCAAATTTTAATTAATTATATGATTATTTTTAAGTATTTTGTTTATTTGATTTTTTAAATTTATTGTAATACAATTCTAATTCTAATTATTTTTAAATTCCACATATTCTATATTATAACTCTATTATAACAATTACATATTGGATTTCTTACATATTAGAGATTTCTTACATATTGCTACTCCATATTATTCAATTTATTTTTAATCTTTTTATTATATTGGATTAACAATATTTTTAATTTCTACGAAATTATCTTAACTATCATTATACATATAAATTATAGAATACACTTATAAAAACAAAAATAAAACATATTATATTTAAAATATGTTTATAAAAATATTATATTTTATTAATTTAAAATATGTATAAAAGTATTTATATAAATAATAACATAAATAGTATTAAAAAACAAAATTACTCAAATATTCTTAAATTAGATAAAAATCAAACAAAAAATAATAATAGTTCAGTAAAAAAAAATATACAAAATACTAATTTAGTTGAAAAAAGAATACATTCAGGAAAAAGAATACATTCAGGAAAAAGAATACATTCAGGAAAAAGAATACATTCAGGAAAAAGAATACATTATGAAATTGAAATTGGTAAAAATATG